AGAAATCCGAAGGTGTTGAGCCTTTTGCCAAAAAAGGTCATCCGAACGAAAAAGGCCACGAAATTATATCAAAACACTTGATTGAACACATAAAGCATGCTAAACTAATAGCATAATGATAGATGTTCTAAGTTACTTGCCAAATGAGCGTAAAGCTACAGTATCTGGTTGGATCAGTTTCAACGGTCCTTGCTGTGTTCACAATGGCGAAAGCCAAGATAAACGCAAACGTGGTGGTATACGCCAGCAGGATGACGAGTGGAGTTATCACTGTTTTAACTGCGGCTTTACTGCCAGCTTTATACCCGGGCGGCCAGTAAGCTACAAAGCAAGACGCTTGCTGGAATGGTTAGGCGTTGACAGTGTAGACATTGAACGTCTTAATTTAGAAAGTCTCAAACGCAAGAGTCTACTAGACTTAACCACTGAACGTAATCAAATACGTCATGTAGATGCTGATTTCAACGAAACTGAACTGCCCGAAGGTATTGAATTAATACATCACAATAATCCGCAGCATCAACGATATGTTGAATACCTAGAAAGTAGAAAAATACAGTTGCCTTATCCACTGCTTGTTGACAAGAAACGCGGACCGCGTGACAGGATTGTAGTTCCGTTTACATACAAGAATAGAATTGTAGGACACACATCAAGGTACTTGGATAATCGCATGCCCAAGTTTATTAACAGTCAGCAGCCAGGTTATGTGTTTGGTTATGACTTGCAAAAACCAAACTGGACCAGTGCTATTGTCACAGAAGGCATATTTGATGCACTTAGTATTGCAGGACTGGCTGTTATGCATGACACTATTAGCCCACAACAAGCACAATTGCTAAAGCAACTGAAGCGTAAAATCATTGTGGTGCCAGATCAGGACAAGGCTGGGTTAAGTATTATAGATGCAGCAATTGAACATCGTTTTGCAGTAAGCATACCCAAATGGCCCGACGATGTCAAAGACGTAAATGACGCTGTGGTTAAATATGGTGTTGCAAGCACACTGTTGCAAATACACAAAAACGCCGAAACAAGCAAGATCAAAATTGAAATGTACAAGAAACGCTTACAGAGGAATAAATTAATAGCATGACCGATTACACCTATGACGTACAAAAATTATTCCTAGAAATGATAATGCAAGATGCAGAAAGCTATCTGCGTGTGCAAAATATTTTTAATGTGGAAAACTTTGACAGAGACTTGCGTGAGGTGGCAGAGTTTATTTCTGATCATGTTGACAAACACAAAACACTTCCGGAGCGTTCACAGTTAAAAGCAGTTACAGGAACAAACTTACAGGAGATTCCAGATCTCAATGAGGGGCACACTGATTGGTTTTTAAGCGAGTTTGAAAGTTTTACAAAGCGCAGTGAACTGGAACGTGCTATTCTCAAAAGTGCAGACTTGCTAGAAAAAGGCGACTATGGTCCAGTTGAAAAGCTGATCAAGGATGCAGTGCAAGTGTCACTTACCAAGGATATGGGCACAAACTATTTTGCAGATCCTAAAGCCAGAATTGACAAATACTTCAACAGCGGCGGACAAGTAAGCACAGGGTGGCCGCAACTGGATAGATTGCTATATGGTGGATTCAGTCGCGGAGAACTAAACATCTTTGCTGGAGGATCAGGTAGTGGTAAAAGTTTGGTTATGATGAACTTGGCACTGAACTGGTTACAGCAAGGACTTAGTGGTGTGTATATCAGTCTTGAATTGAGCGAAGAGCTTACCAGTTTGAGAACTGATGCAATGCTGACCAATACCAGCACAAAAGAAATACGCAAAGACATGGACACAGCGGCCATGAAAGTAAAAATGATGGGCAAAAAGTTTGGCGAGTATCGTGTAAAAGCATTGCCAGCACAGAGCAACATCAATGATATTAGAGCATACTTAAAAGAAGTGCAAATACAAACCAACATCAAGGTAGACTTTATCATGATTGACTACTTGGACTTGCTCATGCCAGTTAGCACAAAGGTTAGCCCAAGTGACCTATTTGTTAAGGACAAGTATGTCAGTGAAGAACTGCGTAACCTGTCGCAGGAATTGGGTATGTTAATGGTAACAGCAAGTCAGCTAAACAGAGGCGCAGTAGAAGAAGTTGAATTTGATCACAGTCATATATCAGGTGGTATCTCAAAGATTAACACTGCTGACAATGTGTTTGGTATCTTTACAAGTAGAGCAATGAGAGAAAGAGGACGCTATCAAATACAGTGTATGAAGTCTCGTAGCAGCACAGGTGTCGGACAAAAGATTGATCTTGATTACAACATCGACACTATGAGAATCACAGACTCGGGCGGGGACGAAGCAGCACAAGGGCAACCGGCAGCAAGTTCGATTATGGCAGGACTAAAGGCCAAAAGTCAAATGGTGCAAAAAGACGTAACTGACAGTATGCCAGCAGATGTACCCAAAGTAGAAGCCGAAGTGCAAAGCAGCAAACTTAAACAGATGCTTGCAGGAATCAAACAAAAAGGATAATAGATTGCGATTTATCAGCAACATGTTTAGTCAAGATGAGTGGAATCATCTTGATGATATTGATAATCTGACTTCCAGTGATGTATTGCATGTTTATGATGTTTTTACACTTAAAGAAATGGAAGAACTCTTTTCTAAAAAAGGCACACCCGGACTGATCATAACAGACCACATTGTTCGCTATGATGAATTTAGTAATCATGTAAATTTTCTTGGACTACCTTTGTATTTTGCGTTGTCTCTGGGATGGCATAACAAAGCTGACTTTGTAGATAACTTACCTGTAACCAATTATTGTTTTAATTTTATGATCAATAAAAAACAAGTTAACAGGCATCTTTGTATACAATTAGTTAAAGCATTGGAACTTACCAGTTTTATCTATACTTGGAGCGGACAAGATAGTTCATTTGATTGTACTGATATTATCAATGAACATAATTCTTTAGGAGAATCAAGTCCTTTCAGTGCTGACACGTTTGGAACAATTTTATCACCAATACAAATCAAGCCAAGATTTTACACAAGTAAAGAAATAGAATCTACATCGGGACTAGTCCGTAGTGGACGTAGATCATTGGGAGGAAGCACCGATACGAGCAAGCCTTGGAAATGGGGCATGCATGAACTTTTTTGTGAGTCTGCTGTTTCGTTGATTACCGAGTCTCTCGAATATCAAAAAGCCTCAGCATATACAGAAAAATCAGTTTATCCTCTACTAGGACTAGGATTTCCAATTTGGATCGGAGGCTATAATCAAGCTGACGAATGGCAAGCACTTGGGTTTGACACATTTTCAGATGTAATTGATCATAGCTATCAATATTATGATACTCTACTAGAAAGATGCTATTATGCTTTTGCCAAAAATGAAAAAATGTTAACAGACTTAGATTATGCTCGATCTGTTAGAAATAGTTGTATAGATAGATTATATGCAAATAGACAATTAGCACTCAGTGATCATTTACATAAACACATAAAAAAACAACTTGAATCAGTTTGTTCAACAGACACAACATCGGTTTTTAATACATTTCTTGATTTCTACGGCATCAGCCACTTTTAAATACAAGAATATCTAACGTATATAAATATTTTTATGATAACAAACTTCCACACAAATGGATTAAATTCAGGATTAGACTTTTCGGTCTATCCACAAATGGACAACACCTATGCTTTACATGTATTTGATGTTTTTTCGTTAAACTGGTTAAAACAATTAGTTGCTAGCAGAGGTCAACCTGGCATGATTATCAATGATCATGTAGTTAGTTTTGATGGGCTAAAAGAATACGATATAGCGTTTTACGGATTGCCGCTTTGGCTTATTCGAGAAAAACAACAATGGTCAATTGATGAGTACAATGATACAGATCCATTGGTAACTGAAAAATGTTGTAATTTTATAGTCAACCGAAAACAAGGTAGTCGGTATATTCTTCTTAAAATGGTTGATATGTTTTTAAAGCCAGAGCACTATTTTCATACTTACAGCGGTATTGCTCGAGAATTTGATTGCAAACATTTTATACATGACATGAATGTGTTAGGCAAAAACAGTCCACTAAGTGCTGAAGAACGATTAAAATTCTTACAACCAGTTGAAGTTGAAAGCCATTGGATGCCAAATTACGGCACAGATTTAAAAAGTCTTAACACTGCAACAGGAAACTATCAAGGTAGAGTTGGCTATGGAAAAATGCGGGATAATTGGGACACTATTAAGAAAATTTATCTCAATAGTGCTGTAGCACTTATAACCGAAACAGGGGACATAACCGACGACGGAGCAAACGATAATCAAGCAGCAGTTACTGAAAAATCATTGTGGCCTATTATTGGTTTAAACTTTCCAATTTGGGTTGGTAGTCACAGGCATGCTGAAATATGGCAAAAAATGGGATTGGATATTTTTGAAGATGTAATTGATCACAGTCACCAATACTATAACACAATACTTGAGCGTAGTGTTTATGCAATAAAAAACAACTTAGAAATCATAACAAATGTTGAACTAGCACACAGTTTACGGCAAAAGCATCATGATCGTCTATTAGCCAATCGCCGTCTCATATTGGGAAATGCATTAGAAAATTATACTGATCAAATAATAGCGTCAGCTGATCCAAATCATCAGCCATATCTCAGACAGGTAAAACATATTTTTGACAGCTTGCCATACGATGCTGCCAGATTTCATGATTATGATGCAATGTCATGATAGATCAAAATTTGATAAACGAAAACACTAACAGTATTATTCAATCATTGTCCAATGGCTTAGAACATGACAAAGGATTTGTAGAACTTTACAATATAAATTGCAGTCGTGCAGCAAAAAAATTAGATTATTATCTTGCAACTGTACCCGAAGATCAATGGATTCCCGAAACAACTGCCGAAAAACACGAAAATTTAAATCTGAGAAAAAAAATAAATTGGCAGAGTGACAGCATAATAGAAGAACTGCATCTTAGCTATGAGGCAGCAACACCACTTATCAATCAACTTTTCACTGAAACCAAAGAAAAAGTTTTTATTGGATTAAATGTTTGGCAAGATATTGAAGGCTATAGTATGTCTATGCACACTGATAATCCTATAATTGCAGTAGCATTACAAGTGTATCACGGTAACACTGCACCTGAAGATTGTGGTACAAGTTTTTGTGTGCAAGATCGTATTATTGAAATACCATACAAACACAA